GCTTATATGGCATTGGTAGAGACAGTTCTAAACCTAAAGAACAGAAGTATAGTTCTAAAGTCTAAACTACTAGACCCGACACAGCCGGAGAACAGTAAAACAGTTATAGGCTGGGTAGACGAGTGTAGGTATAACAATGATACCTTGCAGTTAGAACTAAAGTGGACTTCAGCAATGGCTTCTATAATAAACCAGCTAGGAACTGAATACTCTTACAACAAATACTATCTAGAGGATGTATGTAAATTAAAGAGTATCCATAGTATGAGGTTATACAGAATCCTAAACACAAGTGCTTGGCGTTGCGGTATGAAACTTACACTAGAAGAACTTAGAAGACTTCTTGGAATAGAGGAAGAGTCAACCTATTTAGAGTTTAAAAAACTTAATCAACACGTTATAGCACCAGCTGTAGTAGCAATTAATGAGTTGACTAACTTAACCGTAGAAGTAATACCTGTAAAGTTAGGTAGGAAAATAGCAAGTCTGCAATTTAAAGTAACACCAAAGAGAGTTGTAGACCCTACCGAAGAGTAATAGTTCTGATATAATAGCTTCAACTACAACAGGAGCTATTATGTCAACTTATTTAGAAAGATTAAGAGCTAGAGAGCTGGAAAACGTCAAATTGTCTTGTGAAACGGTCGATGATGACGAAAATATCAACGAGAATGACGCTGATAACGCGATATTCATAAAACAGGCCATTGGAGAGGGTGACGAGAAAAACAGCGTTAAATGCGAAAATTCCTAAAATTCGTAAATAACGCTATTACTAGGTACATGTAGTAAGTAAACTAACTACTAGCAGTATTACTAAACTTGTTTAAGAAGGCTGAGTAGGCCAGATAACATTAAACGGGTAACCTTCTTGTGTTGTTATATCTCTAAGTTGCTGACGATAGACCTGCCAAGCATTATAGTTTTCTAATCTTGTAGATGCTGATACCGTGTCCGTCCAGTCAGTTGCAGTTAGTAACTGTTGACGTTTTTGTTTTACTTCCATTTCTTTGGTTTTGTAAAACAGTTCTTCATCTAATTTATAACTAAACGTAGCAGTATCCCATACTTCATATTGGTCTTTTTGTGGTAGATGAGTTTTGAACTCAGTACCATCCCAGTGGATTGTTTTTACTAATTGATGTACAGGAGTAATTACATCTAGTAGGTTTTTAGCAAGTAACTCACCATTATGATAATACTCGCCATCGACATACTGACTATCTGCTTGATTCTCATACTCAACTACAAATGAAATCAATCCATCTTGTTTTATTAGTGCTATTCTCATATTATTACCCGTCTATTATTGCTACTATTAAAAAATTATTAGCTGGTTGGGTAAACCCCATCTGTAAATGTTGTATTCCCCCAGAAATTGAACTGGAAATATAAAACTCACCTTCACTAAACCAAGGGTGGAATCCTTTACCAAATGTATTGTAGTTATAAATACTCCAGTCACCAGCCATAAGACTAAAAATTATATTTCTAACTTTGCCGGGTCTTGATTCTGGCAAGTATAGATTTAAGTATTGAGGAGATGGAAATACAAAACTATTCCAAATATATTCTGTATCTCCTATCGTTTCTAAAGGTCTTCCTAAATTTGAATAGGCTATTGAACCATCTGATTTGTAAACAGTTAAGCCATACCCAGCAGAAATTACATTAGTATATGTTTTAAAAATTGTTAAATACCCGTACTGAACAGGGTAGAAGTTGCCAACAGTTGTAATGTCATATACAGGGAACTCATCCTCTCCTAACGAATTCAGTATAGTCAATAAACTAGCTGAATCGCTATAGTAGACAGTTCTATTATAGAAAAGATTTCTATAATCTTGGTCTATTTGAATTGTACCAGCAGAAGTGTTAAAAACCTGTATTCCATAAGCCATAATTAAAATCCCATATGTTGTATTGTATAATCTATGCTACCACTACTGTAATAATTAACATATGATAGATTTACTGTTTCAGCGGAGGGACACCAATGACCCACGGCTAAATTACTGGTATTGATTAACAAATAACTATGGTTATCATTGATAAAGTTAGGGATGTTAATCGACCAAATCCATAACATTTGACTAGAATTATAGTAAACAGTACCTGAGTATGTTGCTAGTAACCGTGTTATCCTATCTGAAGTATCTAATAATAATCTACTTTGCTCATCCCAAATCTGTAACCCATAACTCATAATACCTCCTATGCGCTCAAATTACCAAGTTTAACACGTAGTACGTCAATGCCGTTAGAACTGGAATAAATTTTAATAACTTGACTATCCATTTCCATTCTAGCACCAGCAGTCCCAGACTTAACACTAAAGTTACTTGTACCTACAAGAGCAATACTACCAATCTGAGCAGAATTAATCGCAGCATTATCAATAAATGTAGTTGCATTCCCTGAGGTTATTTTATTTATACTACTAATAATACTACTAATAAAACTTTTATCATAAGGAGCTACATTATCACTTGGAACAGTACCTTCGTTTAAGCAAAATCTGGTTGCAAAACTGCCACCGATAGATTGGTAAGCACCAATCCAGATTATTTTGACTTTTGTAGTCCCAACTGGTAGTGTGACATCTCCTGCTGGCCCGATTGTCCCACTCTCTCTGGTATAAGTATTTAAAGAGCTAGGCATAGCATAACTGTGTAAAACATATTTATACGCTAAAGCAGTACCAGCATCGTCATAAGCAACAACGCCTAGATAAACTATTGGATTTCCTGAATATCTTTTAATATAGGCAGATAAACAATAAGTTTTAGTCAAGTCAACTTTAATAAAATCACTATACCAGTCCGCCTCATCGCCCACACTGTCAGCAAGAACGTAGAAAACAGCTTGACCTCTATCCCACTCAGGCCCATTAGAGTTGTTTGCAATATAAACACCTGCAAACGCTGGAGTACCCATTTGACTCAAAGTCCAACCTGGAGCCGTACTAACACCATCAGTAGCATTAATTAAATCAGGATTTTGTATTAAGTTAGCTCCTGTGCTAAGGCCAAAACCTGCACTTGTAAGCCCAGTTCCCGAACTAAAAATAACCTGCCCAGCACTGTTTTTAATCTCAACTGCGTTTAAGTAAGCAGTTCCGTTCTTATCAATCCTCCAGCCAGTATAACTTCCAGCCGTATTACTATAGTTATCACTTTGCAGAATATTACCAATCTGCGCCATATCAGTAATATAAGCAGTATTAGTTGCTAGTGCATTAGCTAAAAGAGAACCAGCAATAATCTGGTCCCCATCTATAAATGCTCTACCCGCATCACAGGTTAAATTAGTACCACCTTTATAAGTAGCTAGAATTCTACCACCAGCCGCAATAGCAGTAGCAGAAGAAGTAGAACTTTGTAAAGTAGTATTTCCTGGAATATAGTATAGATACAAAGTCCCAGCAGTCCATTGAGCATTACCAGCAGCAACAGTTACGCTTGTAGTTCCATTCTTAATACCTACAAAGGAACTCCAAGCTACATAGTTATTAGCAGGACTATTAGGAGTAAATTGAAGCCCTGTATAAGTATAAGTATCTACATCCACAGATAAAGCAGTACTAGCGATTCTAGTACTTTCAGTTCCTGTTCCAAAACTATCATTAGGAGTTACTGTATAGTAATACTCAGTACCAGCAGTAGCTTCAAAATCAACATAGTTACTGACAGTTGTTATCGTTCCTAGAAGTGTCCCACCAGTAGCAGCAGAGTACTTTTCAAAGGTATAACTGACAAGGTCAGGGTCACTTGGAATAGTTGCTTTTAGATAGGCAGCTCCAAAAACAGCACTAACTGCAAATGTACTAACACTAGGAGCTGGATTATTAGGAACAACCTCAACATAATTGGATAAATCACCAACTAAATCTCTACTAAAGACTCTAACTCTAAATTGTCTCTGAGCAGTACCAAAGATAGCAGCATTTTCAGCAAAAGTAAGTAGAAAATCTCCACCTCTATCTGTATTAGGAGCTACTGTGTAAGTTCCTTTAACAGTACTGGTAGCATAATCTAAGACCTGAACCACATAGTCTTTAAGTTTATCTAGTTTAGTCTCATTAGCAACTGGAAAAGTCCAAGTTAATGGCAAATCTCTTTGCTGAAATACAACGCCAGTAGTATTAGGAACTACTACATTAGTTGGAGGCAGCAAAGTAGAAGTTGCAGAGGTTACTCTAAAATTATAAGCAACGCTAGTTACAACTGAACGTAGTCCAGAGAAAGGATTAACAGCCCAGACATAAATCTCATAGACACCTGGAAGTGGGTACTCAATATCAAAATCAGATGTACCTAAGTTTCTAGCTTGCTGATACTCTTGATTATCTCTACGGTAAGAAACATCAAAAGTAGCTCTATAGTCTTCAGTACCACTAACATTCCAATCCCAGTCAACAGCTAGTTTAGAAAACTCAACTACACCGTTCGATGAAAACACTTCGTCAACTGTAATGTTACTAACAGCTGGAACTGTAAAGTTATTAAAGTTAATAAAACTACCAGAAGGTGTAGCAATAGAACCTACTGTCTCGATATAACTATATTTAGACTCATTATGTGTCAACCCAGTAACTGTATAAACGTGTTCATCATCCTTATCAACCTTGATAACTTTAACTGTTCTAGGAGTTAAAGCTGTGGTTGAGAACAACACAGTACCACCAACAAAAGGTATTTCACTTCCAGTATAACTAACACTAGAGAATGAGCCATTAGTCTGAGTAATTGCTTTTGATAAGAATGTAGTACCATCAGCCCTGATAAACTGAACAGTATAACTAGCATTAGTTAAGACTATTGAACGGTCTAAAGTCAAAGTAGTAGTAGTAGTGCCAGCTGAAAGCGAACTACCAGTAATTATCCCATGTTTAGGGTCAGTTACAACATTATCACTATCCATAACAGAAACTAACTCACCGATTTGGTAAGTAGCACCTTGGAATAGCTGTCTAAAAGTAACTAAATCAGTAGCATAGCAGTTGTTATAAAGAACAGCTCTAGCCTTTCTCAAAGCTTGTGCTTCACTTTTGCAACCAAACAATACTACGTCAGAGGTTTGCAAGCCATATCTATCAATTAAAGTCTGTTCATAATGAGTAGCAGTATCGCTATCACCAAATAGTTCTTCTCTAGCATAAGTTACATTGACTAGATTAGTTCTACCTTCTAGGTCATTAGATGAGTACTCAAAAACACCATCAACTACAGTAGCATTAGATACTACTTTAGTAATGCTTTGACCTGCACCGTCCCAGATGATTGAAATCTGTCCTAGACTATTAGAGGAGAAGTTAGCATTACCTAAATTTAACAGGTAGGTTAAAAATGTCGGAACATTATCTCTTTCAATAAACTGAAAATGCGCTGTATATCTAGGTTCTTGACCACCTTTACCATCAGATACTAACTGGTCACAGTACTGGGCATACAAGTAAAAGGAACCTACATCAATATCACTAGCAGCAATCTCTAAACCCCATTCAGAGTCTAAGAAAGTAGAACCATGTTCTCGTAGAACCCAGTAAGTTATCCAAGCTAAGTTATCAGTA